TTTAAAACAATGGGAACCTGATTATGACATAGCACATTATCCTAAGGATGCCATTAAATGGGATACGTTCACCATGTGGCGCCTATTAACTTACGGTGGACATGATATTAATTGGGGTTACATAAAAGAACCGGATGCTAGATGGAATTTTATCAATGGATATACTCCAGACGAGTTAAAGGGAACTGAGATTGTGCTTTATCATCATACAATACCTAAGGAAGAATTAGAAAGATGAAGTGGATTGATATAAAAAGCAGTGAACTTTTAGATACATTGACTGATTATAGTGATTGGTTTTTTTCTAGCGACTACAGTAAACTTACTGAAATCTCACACCATGAAGGCCGTCACCGCGGAATGAAATTAGAAGAAGCATGCGGAGAACAATATCTAAAACACATAGTAGACAAAGATGGTAAACATATTGGGTGGCCGGAAACTACTATTTCTGTAGACATAGCATCAGACGAACAAGTACCTAGAGAACATAAGCAGAGAAGAAATGAATTAGATCAAGAGCTGTGTCAATTCTTGGGAGCTAAAAATCAAGCAGTAAATGTTTTCTATCCTGAAGGCGGTTATATGGGTTGGCATAATAACTGGAATGCTTCCGGTTATAATATACTATTGTCTTATTCACCCACAGGCAATGGTTTCTTTAGATACCTAGATCCTCTTACAAAAGAAATAGTAACTATGGAAGACAAGCCCGGTTGGACTTGTAAAGTAGGATACTATGGCAGAGGCAGAGAACCCGACAAAGTTTATTATCACTGTGCAGGAACATATGAACCTCGTGTTACCTTAGGATTTATTGTACCACATTTAGATATGTGGCGCAATATGATTGAAGATATATCAGAAGAAGATGCTTCTGTTTATAGTTGAATGATGCACTGATTTTTAAATTTTCTTCTAGGAGTTAGGTCATTCTCTTTACAAAATTGTGATACCGCTTGTCTAACTCCTGGGTGTTGTCTGTTATCCGCGGCAATATCATCACAGTATATTCTAGCACCTTCTTTCATAACTTTTAAGCAGTTATTTAAATCTGAATATACCGCTTCATACGCATGGTCACCGTCAATATAAATCCAATCTAATTTTTCACCTTCATACATATTGAAGAATTCTGTAGACGTCATTCTGTGTATGGTTACTGGTTTGTCTTTAAACTTTTCACACACGGATTCATATAATTCATCATAAAATTTTTCATAATCTTCACGTTTAGTTGACCCTACCATGTAAGCATATCTTTTCATAATGCCGTCAACACCTATATTCAACCAATCAGTAGATTCATCATACGCTGTTATACTCCAGGGATCTACCATATGTATATGTCTAGCTCTTCTTAAAAATCTATTAGTAGACTCTCCTTTCCATACACCTATTTCAGCTCCCAAAGAGTTTTCGGGTAATATCTTCCACAATTCTTTAGTGTCTTCATTAGTACCATTTTTTCCCATCATAACTATTTACTACCAATAATCATAAAACGGTCATATTCATTTAAACCATCAAAAGTCCAATAATTTTGTTTGATGTTTCCACTATACAAAACATCCTTAATGCCTGTGTTTTCTGCGTGTTTTTCTATACTATCAACACAATTAATACCGTACATTTCTTTTATTAAATTAGAATTTTGTACAGCAAATATACATTCAGGATTCGCTGTTGTGAGTTCTCTCAATGGATACATTGTTTCTGCTGACAAAGATATAACTACGTCTGTGTTTAAAGCATTTATATCGTGAAAAGCAAACGGAACATCCCAATTAATATGATTAAGATCAATATTTTGATCGGTATAATACTTATTAAAAACTTTTGACAACTCTAAGGCGTCCCGGTCTACATCTATAAGATTCAATTTTTCTACATTTAGATTCTCACACAGTAAAGGAACTAAAGGAAATCCTAACCAAGAATTTAAAACAGTTATGTTGAGTTTCTTTTCTACTGATCCTAAAACTTTTTGTAATTCTTCAACCAACCAAATAGAAGCTTCCATTGAGTTTGGGTTTAAAGATTTACGAAAGTCCTCATGTTTATAAGGCATCTCATGTCCAATTTTATCTAAAGCACTGCCCCAGTTTTTATAGTTATTTAAAAAATTATAGTTTAACATCTTGTGGTCGCTCCATTGAGTCGTATAAACATACTAAAGGTTCATCTCTAAATTTCTTTTCTTCAATATCTGAAGGCCATATGTATCCATAGTTATAACTGTATACCCAACCAGAAGGAAAAAAATCAATATTTAAAAGTCTTCTTCTTTGATGACCGAATAAGTTATCTAATCCTCGATAATAAAAAAACATTTGACTAGCATAATCTTTTACAAATTTTGTTATTTTATCAATATCTAGTTTGTCATTCCACCTAAGAATACTTGAGTTAAGATCAGTATACTTGTGAGGAATATCTTTCAAATCTTTTTTCATTTTAACTATATTGTGCCAATGTGTTTTAACAAACACCAGGTTATCTTCTGGATCATAATTTACAATACAATCAATATTTTTTTGTATAATAATATCTAAATCTAAGAATAGTTTTTCTCCCTCCTGCTTAACAAGATACTTGTCAAACAAATACAGTTTATTCCACCACTTCTCATAATAGTTATCACGAGGTAAAGGAATAACATTTATTTCAGGAGATAATCCAACGGGGTGTTCAGTTAAACAATAAAACTCAAATTCTTCTGTAATATGTTCCTTACACTGTTCAAAAATTTTATTAACGTGTTCAGGGCCATATTTAAATCCCCACTTCACAGTATATATGTTAATCATTTCCAATGCTCCAACAAGTTAGGATCTGCTAAATTATCTTGTTTTGTTTTACCTCTACTAGAATCCTCAAATGGTAGTAAGTCAACATTAAATATACACAATATAGCATCACTGCGATACTTATCAACCTCTAAATCTTCTGAATCCCAATCCCTACCTCTATTATAAGAGTATGCGTATTCTTTTGGGAAATGTTTCCAGAGAGGCTCTTTGCCGTCAGGTCTAAACATACCCCAACGCCAACTATGATAATTGTCTGTACCATCAGTAAAAGTATACCATATGCGTTCCTGGTGTTCTAATACATCATCCCAAATACATTCAGTTTGATCGTCACTCCAAACCATACATGAACCATTTGTATAGGCACCATGGCCCAATTTAAATTGTCTACTTTTCATTGGTCTAGGATCCTGCCACCAACTTCTTAGTTTAGTAGGGTGTTCTAAGTCATACATGATTATAGGTTCAAGGTCATCTTGTATAATTACGTCTAAATCGAAAAAAACGAACCGACCAGTAGGCTTATCAGGAGCAAAATTGTGAGTATTAAAAATAAAAGTTTTAGGCCTATCCCAACAACGAGCCATGCCGTACTTGAACTTATCAGAATCAAACCAATACTTAGGATGAATATTGGGAATATCAGGAAACTCAATAACTTTAATGTCAGGCTCAAGACCTTCACTAATATCAGTATAGCAATAAAAGTGAAAATCAAATTTATCGCTATCGGTATTTCGCTTGGCCATGTTATAAAGTTTATTAACAAAGTGTGGTCCATATTTGGTGCCCCATTTGCAGCATATATAATTTACTCTTAACTTTCCCATAAAGTAAGCAATGCCTCATCTTTTAACTCTTTTATTTTGATTTGTTTTTTAGCGTCAGGGTGTTTAGTATTATCAACATTGAATAAGCAGATTTTAGGATCTGGTCTATAGATAAAGGGTTCAATGTCTTCTGGGTGTTTCATGCCTCTGTTGTAACTATAAACCCAATTACTTGGTATGTCCTTCCAAAAACTTCTTTGGCGCCAATAGTGATAGTTATCTGAACCTTTATAGAAGGTTGTGAATACCATTTCACCATTCTGAAAGACATCACTGTAAATATGTCTACATTGTTCGCCATTCCATAACATCATGCTAGAATTATAAAAAGTACCTCGCATCTCAAAAAATTCTCTATCATTTTTCTGCCTGCCTGGCTGCCAATTACAATGTATTATTCTCGGCTTTTCAGCTAGAATTTCTATATCGTCTATGTTATTTTGTATGATAACATCTAAATCAAAGTAACACCATTTACCCAGCAACCCTAACCACTGTGCAGAATTGAATACAAGAAACTTTGCTCTATCCCAACAATAACCTTCTTTACCAAACCAGTATTTAGGATGCAATAATCCATCGTCAGGTATAGGATGTGTGTCACATTCTAAACCTTCTGTTTCATCTGTGTAACAAGTAAAGGTAAAGGGTTTCGTATAGTTTCTCTCAACCATACGATATAAATTATTTACATAATCCGGAGTGTACTTATCACCCCATTTGATGCACACGAAGTTCATCATAATACTTTTCTCTCAACTCAGGAAACTTTTCTTGTCCGTTTAATAGAGCTATTGTAGCATTTGGTTGGAACCCGTCTCTATTAAACCAGTAAGAATATATTTCACCTTCTGGCCAATGTTCAAATGTGAAGTTTTCATGGAACAAAAATCTATCATCACCCGCATATTTTACCATATAATAATCTTGATTTTCTAACCACTTATTATATATATGGTGTGCATCTTCCCATAACATGACACTTGAATTAAAATTACTTAAATAGTTATAAGACCAGCGATCATCTTTGTGATAAGGAAATTCTAAAGGCTTCCAATAAGTATAACAAATCATCGGGGTGTTGTCAAGATAATCAAACAAATGATCTATATCTTTTTGTATACAAATATCTAAATCTAAGTATAGAGTTTTTCCAAAATTATACTGAAAAAGTTTAATCTTTTCCCAATGCCCATCTGGTTCATGGTCAATAGAAATTGTATAAATATTAGGATGTAGTCCTTTAGGATCATCAGTCACGCATACATAATTATATTTGCCGTTGGTGTCAGTATATATCTTGTTTACGTCATCAGAAGTATATTTGTCACCATATTTTAAGGTCAAAATAGTTTTCATTACAAGTCCGAAATGTTATAAATAAGTAGAACACTAATACTTATAAGATATTTATATGGCTACAGTAAGCAATATTGTAATAGATCAAGGCACAACCTACAGTTTTACTTTTACAGTAGAGAATTCTGACGGTTCCGCTAAAGATCTATCCTCATATACAGTAGCAGCCCAACTTAGAAAAAGTTATTACACTTCAACTAAAGTAGATTTTACAACTACTAAAGTAGACAATTCAGGCGAAATAACTATTAGTTTGACGGCTGCTGAAACATCAGGTCTGAAAGCTGGACGGTATGTGTACGATATTGAGATTGACGATACTACAGAAACTTTAAGAATATTAGAAGGAATTGTAACTGTAACTCCAGAGGTAACTCGCTAATGGCCGTTAAAGTCGTAATACCATCTTCAAGCACAAGAACGCCTAAGGTAGTAACTACCAGTAGTAGAACTACTACTGCAACAAAACTAGAAGGGTTAGCAAATGTCGATCTTACAGGAGCCCAAGATGGATATACTTTTACATACAACGCAGACTTAGATAAATGGGAGGCTACACCTGTATCGGGGTTAGCTATAGATACCTCAAGTATTACAACATTAGATGGCGGTACTTTTTAATAACATTTTAATAACAATAACTCAATAGAGGAAGTAAAATGGCAACAGTAATTCAAATTAAACGCTCTTCTGGCTCAACTGCTCCAACTACGGCGGCACTTGCAGAAGGCGAATTAGCATACGCACAGGACCAGAGTGGTTCAGGAGCAAATGCAAAACTATATATTGAGTCTATTGGCTCAGACGGCAGCACTGCTGAAATTCATGCCATTGGTGGTAAGTATTACACTGATGCCATTGACGCAGCTACTGATTCAAACACAGCAAGCGCTATTGTACAACGTGACGCTTCCGGTGACTTCAGTGCAGGAACTATTACTGCTAACCTTACTGGTAACGCAGACACTGCTACTGATGCAGATGGTTTATCAAGCGCTGTAACTGTTGCACTCAGTGGCGATGCTACTGGTTCAGCTACGTTCCAGGACGCTGGCGATACTGCAACTATTTCAACTACACTTGCTAACTCAGGTGTTACAGCTGGTACTTACGGTTCTGGTTCAGCAATTCCTTCAATCACTGTTGACGCAAAAGGTCGTGTTACAGCGGTTACAACTACTTCAACTAGCTCAGTTTTATCAATTGCTGGTGACACTGGTACTGACAATCTTACAGTTGGTAGTGATACTTTCACTTTCACTGGTGGCACAGGTGTAGATTCCACTGTTACTGACAATGAAGTAACATTCGCTATCGGTCAGTCAGTAGGTACTGGTGACAGCGTAACTTTCGCAGATGTCACTGCTGATCTTGCAGGTGACGTAACTTCTACTGGTACTTCTACTTTCTCAACTGTAGATGTCAACGGCGGTGCTATTGATGGTACTGTAATCGGTGGAACTACAGCAGCAGCTGGTGATTTCACTACACTCGGTTCTTCTGGTAACCTTTCTGTTGGTGGCGACGCTACTATCACTGGTAACCTGACTGT